ATACTTAACGCTATGTTAAGGTCACTAAGAGAAAATGGCGGTAGCCCAAAAGTTATCTTAACTGGATATGATACTATTCAGCATCTAGGTGACTTGCTACAAAGTCAAGAAAGATTCTTAGACCGTAAAGAAATAATACCAACACATGGCGGAGTTCGTGGAGTAAAAGGTACAGAAGTAGGATTTAGAGTTGCTACTTACTACGATATACCTTTGATACCATGCAAAGACATGCCTAAAACCGGAAATGGTTCAAACAAACTAAGCGATTTGCTTATACTTGATACAGACCATCTATGGCTATCTGTGTTAAAACCAACCCAATACTATGAGGATGGAATTGACAACGGAAACCCATTCGGTGTAGGAACACTCGGTAATCAAGCAATGTATCGTACAATTGCTGAAACTGGTTGTTCTTTCTTTAAGGGACAAGGTAAAATTACGAACGTAACGAGTGCTTGAGGTTATTAAGTATGACAGTAATAGTTAAGTTGTTAGCAGACCATAAAGGTATGACCACACCAAGAGTACATGGTGATGAATATCTTGTGGATGCTAGTTTAGATATAACCGCCTATGAGGCAGGAGGAGTAACCGTAACGGCTGCTTCACTTGGCTTAAGTCGTATTAATGCTGTTTTGGTGACAGGTTGTGAAGAATTAACTCACACCGCATCAGCAGTACTTCTTGATACTGGCGAATATTTAACAGGTACAAGTTTTAAAATTGCCCTAAATATTGGTGCTACCCAAATCGGTACTACTGGTGATGAAGGCATGGTTAGAGTTCGTGTTTACGGAATACTCTGAAATGAGTAGTAATGTGACCTTTGGCCTCCCTTAGATGGGAGGTCATTGGTTACGACTTTACAAGGTGAAAAATATGGCAAAATTACAATACATAGGAAAAGAGCGTTCACGTTCTTTAGTTAAAGGCGGTACAATATCCCCAAAGGAAACAGTAACCGTAGATGCAAAAATTGCGTTAGTTTATCTAAATGATAATAATTTTAAAATTACATTCGATGCTTTAGATAGAGCGACACTCAATACTTGCAGTAGTACCCAATACAAATGGCTACAAAGAGAGTTTAAAGGTAAAACACTAAATGAAACATTAGATAAAATGTTTAAACCAAAAGCAAAAAAAGCAATAATATCCAGTAAAATCAAAGGTTTAGTACCGGACATTGCAAAGGAAAGCAAGGGGTTAAAAATAAAGCAACCAGTTAAACCGGCAACAAAACCAATGGTTCTGAAAAAGAAATTAAAAGATTCAGAACTTTAATAAGTGTAGCATGATGTGAATTAGATGAGGGAGGACTGATATTATGAGTAGTGGAGCATTAACAACTAAGATGCACGCATTTACTAGTGCAAATGAAAACCAGGATGTACAACTGTTGAATGGTAGAAACAAAATAGTTTCATTTAAGGTTAGTAATAATCAAGCAGCCGCAATGACTGTAGATTTTTATGATGGAACATCAAATTCTGGTAAATTAATTCATCGAGTACATATAGGCGCATTAAAAACAAATCTTGATTTTGATATGCATGGCTGTGTAATTAGTGATGGATTATATATCCTAGTTAGTGGCGCAGGAACGAAAATAAATGTTTCAGTTTCTGCCCAATATAACTAGGAGAAAAATATATGCCAGCATTAGGTAAAGATACCAAATTAGTGATGACTATATTGTTCGTAGGAGCAATATGTGGAGTAAATGTATTCTTTTACGCTGAGTTCGGGAGTCTGCTTGCATTCTCTCATTATGCTCATGCAGTAGTTTTCGGATTGATGACTATTGGAGGAATACTTGTAATGAAAGCAGTGTTTGATTTAGTATTAAATGACTATATAGAAATGACGTTATTAGATAGAAAGATAGCATCATATTGGGCTAAGAGAGCCAGAGATGAACAACAGAGAGAAAGAGTAAGAACTAGTCTACAACAGTATAACCAACAGTGGGGTTATAACATGTCACCACAGTTACCAACAACAGGTACAGTCCAAGTTAACCAACAGGAGATTAAGCCTTCCTTTCTGGCAAGGCTTGAACAGTAAGTGATTTTATGTTGGAAGCCATAGCATTTGGAATGGATGAGACTGCTCTAGCATATGATATGCAAAGAGCGCATTCAGCAGATGTATGGTTTTTACGTGCAAGGTTTTATTTTTGGGGAATAATATCAACAGTGTCTGGATTTATGTTAGGCCATCTACTTCCTGTGTTTGGGGTAAACATATATTCTGAACTATGGGAGGGCTTTTGGAGTTTCTATCACCATCTATTCTGAGGAATATTTATGTCGGTAATGGCGGGTTTTGCAATAATAATTGTAGAACAGATTTCTTCATTTTGGAAAAAAATAAACCCCCATGCATTTGGTGTTTATGGAGCAACAAAAGTAGGTAAAACAACACTACACCATCAATTAAGAACTAGAGGAGATGTACCAATAATTAAACAGAGAACTGTTGGAGCACATAAAGCACTAAGAAAAACGATTAAAATAGATGGGGACACACATACAATAAAAACATCAGACATAGGAGGTGAATCATTATACTGGGGCGACTGGCTAATAGACATGAAAAATAGAAAAGTAAGATATATTATTTTTATGATTGATGATAGACATTTAGCCAAGCACATAGACATAGAGCAACAACTGTGTTGGAAATTTTTAGTAGATTGTATAACTTCAAAACATTGGGATGTTATAAATAAACGAAATAAAAAGAAACCAAATGACTACCCAATAGCAGTTGGAGTTTGGGCGAATAAGTTTGACTTATGGAAAGACACATACCAATATAATGACATACAAAAACACCCTATATTTGAAGCGTTTCAAGATGGAATGCAGAGATTAAATGATAGAGGAATACCAACACATAAATATATAATAAGTGCAAAATCAGAATCGGAAATGGTATATAGAGGAATAACAACAATGATAGAAGACTACTAGGTGAAAAAAAATGAATACACAATTAATAACAGATAACTGCTCGCAAAATAACTATGTTTTAACAATATGTTCTTGTATTGTTTGCCAAAGGAGATGAATAATATGACAATGACATACCAACCCCCAAGTTTAATCGGAGCAAGTAATGCAACTGTGGCTAATTCATTTTTACCACCAACAAAGTATGCTAGAGCACCTGGTTCAGTAATGAAATATGATTACAAGAGTACTAAACCTAAAAAACAAATGAAAGAAATGGTTAATATTTTATGGCCAGAAAAGAAATCTATGTTCAAACTTCCTTATGGATTTAAATTCAATACTAGAGATAGATGTGTAATATGTGGTACTCATAAGATGTGGGAAGCATCAGACCCAGGTAGACCTTCCATTCCTTTACACAAAGTAAAGAAAGGATATCCAATGAGAGGTACATATTGTGAAAAGCATTCTCAATTGCATAAACAATATGAAATGCTAGAGCAACAAATGATAGCAGAAGAACATGGACTATCATTTAGTGCATATATTCCTAAACCAAGAGTGCCTAACATATTAGCCTCTGGGCCACTAACTTCATTAAGGCAATCAGATATCGAAACATTATCTGCTAGAGGTTGGACAATACGCCCACCTCAAATGTCAGTTGAGACCGCAGAGGATGAACTATTTAGAATAACAATGGAAAGCCATGCAATTAATAACAGAGTACTGGCACTAATGACAGAAGGGACAACAATTAAACCACAGGCAGCAGTCCAACAGTCAATAGCAGCCATGTTTGAAGAAGGAGTTGAATAAAATGGGATTATTAGGAACTAGCAACAACAATATAGTGCAAGCAATAGATGCACAGGCTGCTGCTAACTTTAAGGCAACCAATAATCTATTAACTTTACAAACTAATCATGTAGAAGAATTCTTTGAATATCATGGAGAAGGCTTCTTAATGGCATTAGAAAAACTTATGGAAGACACTTGTGAAAGAGTAGTTAGCCAATTACTTGCACAGTTAAAATTAACACAGGGAGCAAGTGGAGAAATGATAATTCACACAGATTGCTTAAGAGCATATGAAGCAGTTACTGAGGCTAACATAACTTTAGATGTACAAACTTTACTTGCTGCTGCTGTTAATACAGAAGTTATAGTTCAAAGAAAAATGGCTAGACAACAGTATTTAGAAACTCAAGGGTTTAATCCTGCTGTCCCCCCACAAGCACAATATCAGCAACCAACACAACAATATCAACAACAATATCAACAACAGGCACTACCTCAACAAGGTATGGGTGCACCTAATGGTGGAGGAATGAACCCTTCACAAATTACTGGTGGCAATCCAATGGTACAAGCAAACAATATGATGATGCAACAACAAAATGCCATGAACAATCCATCAGGTTTTCCAGTAGCCCCTAGTGGTTATGACACTATGGGTAACGCTTACTGGATTGACCCTGCAACAGGACAGCCAAGTTATACACCACCAGGAAGTGGTCTTGGTTTAGGTAAAATGATATCTAAAGGTGCTGCATGGGCGGCATGGTTAGCATGAGGGGTTTAGATGACGATTACTATCCCCGAAACTATTAGGTATGATAGAAGAGACTACACAGTAAACCAAGTTATAGAACTTGAAGATAGTATGAAATCAGGGGATGCTTCAAACCACCCTCTATTTATTCTAATGTTAAAGTATCTATCATCCCCATTTAGTGATAATAATTATAATGAGATAGAGGATAACCTAACTTATTTTTTAAAGCCTGGGTTTATGAATAAAATATCTGAAACAGATAAAGATATAGAATTCGATGAAGAGGAATATAGGCAACACATAAAGTATGCTTGGGATGCTATTAAAGATTTAACAGCAGAAGAATTATTGATTCATTTAAAAAAATATGTGGGTGATTATACTCAGATAGATAGAGCACTAAAGCAAGGATTATTAGATGAAGGTAAGAGTGTCAAATTATCAGAAGTCAATAATGAATTAGGTACAGACCATTTACTATCTGCACATACTAAAGGAATAGAAAGCAAAAAGATATGGCAAGCAGCAGATAAAGGGGCAAAATATACTGAGGCATTAAACTCAATAGATGATTTTACGAAAGTAGTAGTTAGTAATCCAGTAAGTACACAAATAGAATTGCCTAATGCAAGAAACAAAAGTACTGTTCAAGAGCAGACGTATGAAATTAACATTGATTTCAAAGGTGTATTTAATAAATTATTTATGGAAGCGGGGATAACGCCTGAAGTTCTAAGGGGTTCAAAAAACTCAAAAACTAAAAAACCCAAGTCCAATACTAACACAGACGAAGCATTGGCTGAAGCAATGGCAAGGGCAAACAAGGTTAAAAAATCACTAGAGTTAATAATAAAAAACGAATTTTTAGATATACCAGATAGTATAGATAATAAAAAATTTGGTATATCGGAAGATGAAGAGTATAATTATAGAGAAGTAGTATCATATAAGCCTCATTCTGACTATCCTTTATCTTCTGAAGAAGAAGACACATTAGAGGAATTAAATCTTAAACTTGCTTGGAATGCATTACTTGCTGATGGCGAATTTAAGTATGAAGATGAAGTAACTAGTGGTGATATGGATGCAGAAGAAGTTGTTGCTAGAATAAGAGAAGGTCAAATGGATGAGGTTGGAAATTTAGCGGAAAAGTTAGCCGACTTTAATTTAATGACATATGATGCATATGATGCATTAATAGATGATGGTAAAATACCAGGTAAAAGAGGATTTAACGCAAAAGAGAGACAGTTAATTAGCGATGTTGTAGAGTTTAAATCAAATCTAAAAATACCAGTAGGTAGAACCGAATTTGAATCAGCACTTAGAGAAAAAGAAGCAACTACAACAAGAAGAAAGATAACAGAAAACATGAGCAGAAGGACATTACCTATTGTACATAGTAAACAATCAGATAAAAAATTATTTAAAAATGATAGTTGGAAAACTCCTGACCAAGTATCTATTGATTTATTAAATGGTGCTATTAATTCAAGAGAACTTAAACAAAAATTAGACTTAGCATTAGTACCTAAGAAGGTAGGAGTATTAAGAATAGAACTAGTAGTAGTTCATGGTACAGACCAAGAAAAGGCAGATAGAGAAGAGTTACTTAATGACGATGATTCTGATGTTAGAGGTAACTCTAAATATCTATTAGATAAAGTATGGGATGTGTTTAGATTAAAGAGTGTATCATATGTTACATCAACAGAATATGCGTTTAAAGATTGGGTTGAAAGAAGACCGGAATCTAGGAGTGGCGAAAGGGCTAAGAAACTTAAATTTTCTAACTATGCTAAACCTATTGTCCCTAAAGGAGAAAGCCCATTGAGAGGAAGAATAGATGCCGGAGGGCAACCAATGTATATTAATCCTAAAACAAATACTATGTTATATTATATTAAAAAACAAATGTCTAGTTTAGAGAGGGTGTTACAATGAGTAAATTAAAATCAGAAAGTGACTATATTGTAGGTGTAACATCAAACTATTCGCAGGGTATAGGATACTATACTACTCATACTGATGTATCGGATTTGTTACAATGCGGTGCTTTTACAGATTTAACTACTCCAGATAGAGCAGCGATAGGTAAGATAATTAAAAGAACAGAAGGAAGAATTGACGATAAATTAAAAGTCTCTTATAGGCCAGAAATTGTAGAGAAAGAAGTACATAACTTTGACCCATATCAACAAGGAGCATACCCTGTTAGACCTAGTAAAGACTATGTTGGTTTTATACAATTAGGTAGTGAAAAAGTTAGAAAGATATTGAGATTAGAAGTTTGGCAAGGAGATACATATGTTGATTTGGCATCAGCATCTTGTACTTACACACCACCTCTAACACCAAGTTCAAATGACCAAGTGTATAAACTAGTATTTACCGTTGGTGGACTTACTTTTACATTAAATGATAATGATTTGAATGGTTTTTATGACCATTTTGGACAAAAAACTACTGTGTTAGAGATATGTTCAGCAATTAATGAAATCTATCCTTCAAAGACAGCAGCATTTACAGGACAAAGTGCTAAAAAACAAACAAGAGACACAAACGATACAAGAAATATATCTGATTTTTTCTATGCTTGTCCAACAGAGGACAAGAAAGGGGTCTTTATTTCTTCTAGGCTACCTTCTGATGCAGGCACAATATGCACTTTAAATCAAACGATTGGTTCTGACACAACAAGTTATGCTTTCGTAGATAACCAAACAAGTGGTAGAAATGATGACTATTGGATGATTAACGATGAAGGGAAGATGTTCTTCAGAACTAACTATCCTTATACGTCAAATCATTCTATTAGAGTTACATATGAGAGAGGTAGCAGTAGAGTACCTTCTTCAATACACGAAGCAACTACTAAATTAGTAGCGGCAGAAGTGTTAGTAACTGACGACAACACAATATTAATTGCTGATGCAGGTAACATTGATATTGGTAAGAAACATGAAATACTAACTACCGAGGCTAACGCAATACTCGATGGTAAAAAGAACTTGATATATCTGATTGATTAATATGAGTGAGTTATTGAAAGCAGAACTAATTAGGCAAATTGAACGTTGTGAAGAAAAGTGGGAAAATAGAAAAAGGTTAGAGATGGAGTTAGGAATACCTACTTCTGACCATATAACTGCTAAATTTATTAAAGAAGAAACTGCTGAAATAATGCGTATATATACAGAAAAATCTCTCAATAATATGATAAAGAAAGGTGAGTTATTTGGCAATGGATGAAGTTACTTTTGTTTTAAAATTATTAGAAGATAACTGGTCAACTTCACGTAGTGCAGGTATAGATGAACACAAGCCGGCTGCTAGTGCAATTAATTTTATTGATGTTCGTTCCCTTGAACCACAGAAAGGAAGAAGAGTAGATGCAGATGAAAAGGCGATTATTATTGTCTATGAGGATAGTGCTAGTATAAGCCACCCAACAATTGATTGGTCAGTAAGAAACGAAGAGTATAGTTTTACTATTCATCTTAGAGTGCTACATCAGAAAGACTGGGCAGACTTGACATTTTCCCGTCAACGACTGCAAAGTTTATATCAAATAGTCCGACACATCATAGAGAGGAACGGGCTTAGACCGAAGGTTATTGTGGGGAGCAACACTTACACAGCCGAATTAATAGACATTACAGGCAGAAGTGAGGCTAATGATAGGAATAAGCGACTATTAGGTTATAAGATGTCTGTTACAATGAAAAGGTTTGGAAGAACAACATAAAGGTGATTAAATGGTTATAAATGAAGTATACACAGGCGCAGGATTAACGGCAACAATGATACCTGAAATGGACTTTGAATTGTCAGAGTTAGTAGGAGCAAGCGGTAAAATTAGTACAACAAACGCCCAAAAAACCTTGACTTGGACTGTTACAAATGCTAAGAGATTAGTGCCTGATATATACAAAGGATGTGTTGCTAAATTAACAGGCTATGATGCTAATGCTGCTGCTTTAAATAAAGCATTTAATCTAGTTATTAAATCAAATACTGAAAATACAATAGTGTTTAATCATGCGCTATCGAGTGTCGCTACTCATATATGGGAGTGTACAATATTATCATATGGTGCGCCAGTTTTAGCACCAGCAACTACTGCAATTACAGGTTCAGGAGTTACGTCCGTGACTATTGTTGATGATGGTGCAGGTATTCCTTTTTCAGCAACGCAATCATTAACATTTACTGGTGGTGGTAGTGGTTCTGGTGCTACTGGAACATATGCTCTTACTAAACATAAAAACACATTGACTTGTACAGCAGAAAACGGAAGTAATTATGACGGTAAATCTTTTACTATAAAGGCTGCATCTGGAACTACATTAATTTATACATTTTGGTTTGATATTGATGATGCTGGTACTTCTACTGTACCTACCATTGGAGGTACAACATCATATGTTGAAGTGAATACAATAGATAGCGGTGATGCAGCAGGTACAGTTGCTTCAAAACTAACTACTAAAATTAATGCACAGATAGGACTAACTGCTACATATACAGGTGATGTAATAACTGTTGAATCTTCTAATGGCGGTTTTACTGCTAGTACGGTTGTCTTAACAGGTAGTTCACACCCATTAACAAAAGCAGAATTAGTTATTGGTGGTGAAATAGAATCAGCAACTATAACTGCACCCGGAAATGCATACAGCCCTGCACCAGCAATTACTGCAATTACAGGTACAACTAATGCTACATTTACTACAACTATTGGTAGTGCTACGGCTGTAAATCTATTAGCAGATAACTGGTTAGGATTAGTTAACACAATTACTCCACCAACAGTAGAGGCTGAAATGAAACAATTAAACATGGCTCTAGGTGGAACTAGAAACTTTAACTATCAATACAAAGGTGCTGAAACTCTAGGTAATGCTAGTATTGATGTATCTGCTAGTAATGGCATGTGGTTATACTATGCATTGGGTGCAATGAGTTATAGTGACGTTACTATAAATGGAGGCAATACTTTAAACAGTACATTAATTGCAAATGCAGCATATGGATTGACTACTGGTACAAAAATACACCGAGTAAAGGATGGTGCAATATTGCCTCCATTAGCATCAACCGATACAGCACTTTCATATAAACAAATAACAGGGCCACTAACATATACTTTTAGTGAAAGCAATTCTGGTGATTTACCTTCATTTGCTTTAGAAGTTACAGCAGAAAAAGGAAATATTTCGTATGCAACACAGGACACAACTGATGATTTTAGAAGACATTTTAGTAGAGTATATACAGGAATGGTAGTAAATAGTTTAACTATGAACTTTGAAGAAGGGCAAGACGTTAAAATGACAGTTGATGCTATGAGTAGAAAGGCACACGATGCAGGGGATAATTATATTCCAAAAGCAGGAGTTACTAATATCAATTTATTCAATAGAAAGGCATTGCCTGGTGGTACTCTAACAGCAGATGATACAAAACCATTTATGTTTTCTGATGGTAGTATCAAGGTGTTCGGTCAAACTCTAGGTAGAGTTAAGAATGGAAGTATAGCAATAAATAATTCATTAACGGCACAAAGATTCATTGGTAATTATGATAGAACTATTACTTCTGCTACAACAGCAGGTCAAAGAACTTACGAAGTACAACTAACTTTACTGATAACAGATAGAAAAATGTGGGAAGAACTAAGAAATGAAAATGAAACTACTAGCACAACAAGTAGTTCTGGCTCAACAACATCTGAATTTGGAGATATAGAATTAGAGTTTGAGAAAGATTCTAATCCAAGTGATAAGATAATAATAAAATTAAAAGATTATCTGACATCAAATGTAGACATCCCATTTCCAGATGACAAAGGTGCTCTTGAAGTTGCAGTAACTTTACAACCTAGGAATCTTTCGACATGCACGTACACAGGAAAATGGATAATACAAGGATAATTGTCCTAATGCTAAAAAATAGAAAAATGAACGTTTTAGATATGATGGTGGCGAAAATTATGCGAGATTCTACAAATAGGTGGGTCTTACGCAACATCGGTGGCAGTAAAATAGCCATCGTAGGAGGCCTAAAATTAATTTAGGTTGACGTTTATACTCCACTAACATTGTAAGTTTGTTAGTAATAGAATTGAAGGTGGAAAAGAAAATGGAAAATATAGTAAACGATAAGAGCAGGCTATTTGCCGCAGTAGAAACAAAATGTCATCATCTGAACGTAGACGCAGAATCAGATGATATATTGAAGGTGTGGGTTAAAGAACCTACATGGCTTCAAGTAGAACAAGCGTTATCTAGTATAATGAAACTAGATGCAAACCAAGGAATGGAGTTAGACTTAAACGCTATGTATAAGTTTATGATTAATAACTTCATTGAAAAAACTGAACCCACATTAAGTTCACTAGAACTAATGCGACTATCACCTTACATAGGTAGTCAATTAAAAGATATACTACCTAATCCCTTTGAAGATATATTAGGGGCTGATACGGGAAATTAGAATATAGAAAGGCATTCAAAGGAGGGCAAGTTAGCCCGCTTACTGGGTCTAAAGTAGCATTATACTCTTATTGTCAAGCGTTTAATGTTGACCCAATGACTGCTTATCAAACACCCGCAACCATATTAATAGACATGTTAACAATGCATGTAGAAGCAAAGAAAGCAGAAAGTGAAGAAATACAAAGAAATGCAAAGTGATGTCGTATGGCTAAAAAAGAACTTAAAACTATTGCTGATGACATTGAAGCATTAGATGATGTTTTAGCAGGGGCTTTAACTAAGTTCGGTTCACTAGGTAAAGCAGGTAATAAACAATGGACTGTATTTGCTAGAATAGCATCAGGTTCATTATTGTGGAAAATACAAGCAAGACTAAGAGCAGTAATGAATGTCGCAGAATTAATTACTGATGGTCAGAAAAAACAAAACAAGGAGATGCTAGAGACTTTTAAAATGCAAAAGAAATTAGCAGACTCAACTAAAAACATTACTGCATCATTCAACTTATTTAAAGCCGCACTAATTTTAGGAAGTGGTGAAAACCTAGTTGGGGATGAAGTATATGATGGACTGTTTGCTAAACATAAAGATGAGGCAATAGCCATAAAAGAAGGTATTGCCTTATATACAGACTTAGCAAAAAAAGCACAGAGGGCACAAGACATTGTTGACCAAGGAGGACACCTGAAGTATTATGGGAATATGGCAAAGCAGTATATGAAAGACGCACCTGGTAATATAGGTGCAGGTCTTGAACCTGATAGGAGAAATGATTTCAAAAAAGGAAATAATATCATTGACTATAAAAGTTCGTTCATGGGAACTGCTAAAGACTCAGTAAAAGTTCCTAAGTCACTACGTTGGATGCATAAGCAGAGTAAAGAATTAATTAAATATGCAAAACGTAATGATAAAAAGCAAGCATTTATGCAAAGGGCAACGGAGATAGGTGATGCCATAGGAAAGAAAGCAGCAGCAGGATGGAAAAATTTCAAGGGTATGTTTCGACTAATACCTAAATTAGCAGGTCTCTCATTAGCAGCACTAGGGACATTTGCCATGTATGGTGCAGTAGTATTAATTGGCATAATAGTAATGGTTGCTATAATCAAAAAAGCATGGCCAATACTATCAGGTATGATGACAAAATTTAATGATTCCCTTAAAATAACAGAAATATTTTTCTCAGGTGTAATGAGCGTACTTTACGGTGTATGGGATTTACTAACGGCTATATGGGAGGGAGACATAATAGGTGCAATTGATGCACTTGTTTTCGGAATAATGTGGGGATTAGTAAAAATGAGTACAAGCATTCTATTGGGTATTGGAGCATTATTAATATCCTTAGCAGTATCAATAGTTGGAGGTATAGTTACTGGTTTATATGATGTATTAAAAAATACTGTCCTTAAGCGTTTACCTGGGTTTGCTAATGGAGGTATAACTCCAGGTGGCCCTGTTGTAGTAGGTGAAAGAGGCCCAGAGATAGTGTCTTTACCTAAAGGCTCAAGAGTACACCCAAATGGAACAGGCCCAGGTGGGAATGCAATTCACATTCATATCAATGGAAGGTTAGGTGCTTCTGATTCTGAAATAAGAGATATAGCAAATAAGGTTGCTAGAGAAATTAACTTAAGGATGAACACTAGAGGAACAATGACAATGGGTGGCTAAGATGACAAGAAACTTTACTAATTTAGACGGTGGATATCAAAACTTTGTTATGTTAGAACTAGGTAGAAGGGCATCTGGTGACACAATAAATACTGGGTTTTCAACAAATAGAATAGGTTTGTTGACCACTGAATTAAGTATATCTACAAATAAACAATCATTAGCAATACCTATTCCTTTTTCTGGTATAATATCAGGAGAGGCACAAACACTTGCTCTTGATGCAGGTATGGCTAGTAAAACAATAACTATGGCAGGAGTAATTTTAGACCAAAGAATAACTAAACAAAATAAACATGGTGCGAAGGTAGTAGATGTTAGAATGACAGCACATGAAATTGCACAACTATTACACTCCTATATTGATTCATCATTTTTACATGAAGACCAAAACCTATCTAAATTAATTATATTAATTCCTAGTAGAGTAGATACCGATTTTAAATATAGAAACGACACATCTGAAAATGCCGAAACAACTGAGTTACCGTTAATACCATTTACATGGGCTAATAGAAACTATGATATTCCACAGACTTCAACTGGCTTTAAACTGTCTTTTGGAGCGACTGATTTTCCAGATGAAATATTAAAAACAGTAACAGATGATGACGGTAATGCAGTGACGGAAACTGAAATACCTGGAATTACTGGCTATCTTAATAATTTTGATTGTTCATTTAATGGTCAAGATACACCGGCAGTTACATTCAATCTCTCCTTTACATCAGCAGCAACTGCTATATCTGATTTCATTAACTCCGCATTTTAAGTGATAGACATGGGAGTATATGTAGGAGATACAAAATCACTGGTATTTCCAGTGCTATGTGATGGTCACATTCAACAGAAATATCTTGATTATAATACTTCTACTACTGCTTTAACTAATAGGCAGGGACATTGGGGATTAGATGAGTTTGCAATAGAGGCTATTATTACACCATATGATATTAATGGATATGGTAGTAAGACTGCATCAAGTTATGGCGTTTTAGACTCAATAAAAACTGTGCCGAGTTTAGGAGTAGGTGCTTCTAATCCTGATAACTATCAAAGTTATGATTACTTTAATACAAACAGGCTAACCCATAAGATGATGTTATTTCATAATACTAAGTTCTCATTATACTTACAAAATACTGCCGGTTCTAATATAAATAGACCTGCTGAGTATAAAATAGTGGCTGCATTTGCAGATGGTTCTGCTGTTGTAGAAACAGACACAGTAATATCAGGAACTAATAGATTATTTAGTTATACAGATGCAAATAGTTATTATGATTCTGGTGATGCTACCACATTAAGAAAGATATCATCCACAGCAACTAATGTTTCACCACACACTACTATTACAATTGGGAGCAACACACTACAAACTAACATAACGTCAGTTGCAGCAACAGGAACAATAACAATGACAGGTGCTCCTGAAACTTATTATCCTGCACAATCTGCTACTGCTACAATAACAGCAAACAATAACAATTTTTCAGTAGATACATTACCTACCGTTGGTACAGGCGCAATTAAATTTGGGGCTAATCCATCAATCGCTACTGCTTCTACTACTTCTACTGAATATATACAAGTAACAAATCAAGACAGTACAGTAACTAAATGGTTTTCTGGTGATGGTTCATCTCCTACTTGGGTTGTAGATAGTAATGGATTTTTAAATACACTTTATTGGCCTGCAAATTCACGAACATATAGAAACGCTGCTTCTGCTGAACTCACTTTGGTACAGTTTGTTGCTGGTGTTAATGCGTATAATGCTGGTTGGTCAGGTACAGTAACAGTAGGGGCAGACCCACTAGATGAATCGGTAAATCCTCCAGCAATTGTTGCTACATTTGTTACGGCAATTACAGGTACAACACCGAATAGAACAGGTGCAAATGGTGTGTTAACTATTGGTGCAGGTATGGCTTCAGGTATTGTTAGAACACAGATAAGTGGTGGAACAGCAGAAAATGTAGTGACTAACAATTATATTACAGTAGTTGAAAATGGGAGAACTAGAAGGTATCATCCATATCCTAATTCTAGTGATTACTTTTCAGGGCAACAGATTACTAGAAGCGGTGTAAGTATTATTGTTTTTGAAAAACGGGCTAATGCTAATGCCACTCTACAACAATTAGCAGTAGCCATTAATCATACGAATGGGAATACAGGAATAACTGCTAGTGTTGGTTCTTCTGATGTCTTGACGTTAACGGATGATTCAGCAGGTGTATCCTCTTACACATTAACCAACACATCAAACATGTCTACTGTATTATCTACTAGTAATTGGTCTGGCGGAGAGGCTGCATCTCAACCTAGTAAGTATATACAAGTACAAGATAGTAATAACGTAGTTACTAAGTTTCATCCTGTTCACCAGACTAAATCAGGAATAAATAATGCATCTACTTTTAGTTATGGTGGGAATACTTTTGTTGCTTATGTATATGAACCAAGCGGATACATTAATAATTTTATTACTGCGTTTAATAGTGTAACTGCATTAGATATAACGGCAGGTTCTCAAAGTGGTACTACTATTCCTTTAACTCAAGGCACAGCAGGTACATCGGGTGATAAAGCAATATCAAATGAAGGGCCATTAAGTAACGTTTCAGTAAGTGGTCTTAGTGGAGGAGTAAATAGTGCTAACCCAACTAATGCAATAACATTAGCAAATTCTGTTGGATTAGTAAAAAAATATAAAGCATCAATAAATGAAAGTACTGCTACAACAGATAACACATATGTATTCTTTGAGATAGGGGCATCAACAACAATCACAGCAAACAACTTAGTTGCTGCTATTAATAGTGTCAATGGACATAATGGAACTATTACTGCAACTAATCCATCGAGTAATAATATAGTAAAGGTTCAAGTAGGCTTTGGTTCAAACTATTCAATATCTAATTCAATAAGTAATATTTCTGTAACATCATGGGTTACAACAGGAGGAAATAATGTTATTGTGACTGCGGGTGAAACTTCCCAAATAGGAGAAAAAGAAGAATTATATAATTCTAATGGTAAACTTATTGGTACTGTAGCATCTTCTACTGGTACAGTAATGACACTAACAGGCACAGCAGTTAACCCAGTAACAAGTACGGTTTATGCCTCTCAACCAAGAGAAGCATTATATTTAGAATCTATGATTAAGGTATCATGTATATTAAGCAGTAATGGACATGTTAGAATATTCCTTAACAATAAATTAGTTAAATCTAGTAAAATTACGTTTAGTAATGGGTTCTCATTTGCACCATCTGATTGTTATATAGGAAATGATGGAACTAATAAGAACACTCAGTTCATGGGTGAGTTATATGAGATAGCAATGTATAAAAGACAAGAGCCGACTATTAATTATGCTACCTTAAGCCCTGGTTATTCTGATATAATATTCTATTATAGGTTTGGTGATGAGTAATGGCAGAAAACTATTACTATGTTTTAAATGCAGGTAAAACCCAATCACAAACTTTGAATCATACATATGCAAATAGAGATGCGCCATATCCTAACATTGCTTTTTATGAAACTTCTGTAAACCCTATAATTAAAAACCCAGGTATACCATCTTCGGGTGATACCGCAGGTATAGGTGGGGTTTCTGCTAACTTTTATGAAATTAGAAAATCACCATATGATGTAAACACTAATGTTGAACCTATGATTAGCGGTAATTTAGATACAGGTCTAGTCAATAGAATACATCCCGCAGGTTATTCAGATACAGTAACTGATGTAAACCACATAAGTAAACATGCTTCAAACTTACAAGCAACTAAGTCTAATAGATTAAGGTTAAAAACAGCATCAACAGGAGTATTAGCAGTAGGAAGTTCTGGATTAAACATGGATATAAACGAGAGGGATTACTTTGTTTTAATAAATCCAGAAGTTACAGGTAATGATGGTGTTGTTAGTATAAGACCACACTTTGCTAAAATTAAAGATATTATTCAATTTGATAATTATGGAGATGGGATAGAGTTTGAGCCTAGATATCCTTCACCAGTTCCTAACGGAACATCATATGAGATATATCAAGGCCCATTAAAAACAAACACCAGTGTAGTGGCTGTATCATATGGAGTTAGAGGTAATAGTACTGCTTCCAATTCTATTCTATCCGATAAATATGATGTTAGTAATGAAGTAAGTAGACCTACATGGTACTTTTATGAAGATAGATTAACCAAAAAAACACACTTAGATTACAGTACAAAGTATCAATTAACCAGTTGTAGATTCTTTAAGAATTGGACTTCATTTGGAGGTATTGCGTTGAATAATAGTGCCGGTACTTATCACACTAACACGATTAATACCACTTATTTAAACTCAAATGTATTTCATGGTCACACTGTGTGGGCCGATATAGGAGGGGTAAAAAAGAATCTAGGAAATTTAGTTACCTATCATAATAGTACTCCTACATTAGACGATGTAAAATATGACATTCCTACTGCTACTGATGTTACAGGAGGACAGTCTGCTGCAACTATATATTACGGGAGAACAGTATGCCAAAGTGTGTTCTTAACTGAACCTGAATACGGGACTATAATTAATGATATTGGGTCAAAAGGATTAGATGCGGTAATAGTAGATAACCAGAAAGTAAAGGATAAAGCAGAAACAAATTATGAGACTGATTCTGCTAGTGCTTTTGACCCTATCAGTTGGAAATTAGCATTTCCTAACCTGTTAAGAAATGCACATGATAGAAACTCTAATCATGCTAATTATAGTAATAATGTTAATTACACTCATGTTCATGCTAACTTAACAGGCCCGATAAAATACATGCATTACCAATCTTCTAATTTAAAGAACAATGGAGTTACTTCTATAATAAATACCGTGGTTAACTACCCTAGAAATAAGGCGACTCAACTTGCTGAAGTAACTACTTTTGACCAAGCCGGTGTTCAGTTCTTAAAACTTAAGAAAAATATGCCATTAATTATTAGAAACCCATTAAAGACAGGTATAATTGGATTATATAAATTACCATATACAGCAACAAGTAGTAGTGTAGGAGGATACAAAATCACATTAAATCAAATAAGAGAAAACTTTGATTGTAGAGATGATGATTTTATTAAAGTAGGAGATGCACTTATAGTTAAAGATGTATCATATATGGTATCCGCTATCGCTAACCCTAGTGTAACTAATAAGAACCAGACATTAACAGTAAATAAATCTAAAGGAGATAGAGAGTTAATTTATTCTGATATGTCATCTATTTCTACATTTACAGCAAGCACTATCTATATTAATAATTGGAATGGTGCACTTGTTGGGGATTTACCTATTGATACTGAAGCCCATTATGTTAGTAATACATTCAAAAGACTAACCATCAATGGAAATACTATATCAAAAGAAAAGTCTACATTGAATGATAACAAATTAATCTTTTTATCTGGAGAGTTTGCTGGATTAGATATACCTATTGATTATGGTAATTCTATTAATAACCAAATACAACTAAAAGAACCTAATAAGCAATTTTATATTCCTAGTTCTATATCTGCTACGAACAATCCTTCATTCATTAACTATGTAATTGGCAATTTTGCAATAGACGAAGAAGTATTCAATGGCACAGTCGAAAATACTGAACCTAGAAACGAAGGAGGTATGATAACATACAAAATATCAGGTAGAGATAGACTATCTAAACTATTGAATAATACTATAAATAAAAATCTAAAATATACTAGCGATGTACTTCATTCTAGTCTAGTGCCTATGTTTACTAAAACATTAACAATAGCAGTAGCAGGAAATATAATAACTACAAGCAATCAATTTACTAGTGCTGCTGCTAGTAGTCTCAAGAAATATGATTTATTATTTAAATATGCAACAATGGAATTAATAGGAGAGGTAAACAGTATATCTGGAAACACAGTAACAATGATGGATAACTCACTTATTTACCTATCTACACCTGGAAATATAAAGGCAGTTAGTCTTAGTAACGACACTACAAACAAATTTATGCTAACTGGATTTAAAGCATTAAGTGTAAACCCTACTGCTTCGTCTAATCCGACAGATTTAATATCTGCTGGAGATAAAGGAATGGTATTTATTGATGGGGATGAATTAACGTATGCTGCTGATAGAAGCCAATCAACAAAGAACCTTTCCTATTCTTCTTCTAATGGTAATTACCATGAAAATAAATCATTAGGGTTTGATGTAACTGAAGTTAAAGGAATTAAAAACAATGATTCTAAGTTTGCATTTAAGATAGGAGATGAAAGTACTCCCATAGTAACAGAAATAAATAAAATGATTCCTTCTTCACATAATTATTATAGTATTTTAGATATAACTGAACAGTCAGGTTCAGACACCACGTTGACAGTTGCTCCTAACTTCCCAGTTGTATTAGCAAGCATAGAGAAAAACCCTAGCGATACTAGGTTCAGTCAAGAGAATGACGCATATTTATATTTTTTAAATAGGAATATCCCAAATGGAGGATTTATACACAGGTTAAATTATGAACATACTGGTGCTAATTATACCCACGATTTAACATTTAGATATCAAGATTTACAAAAGTTTACATCAGGTACACTGTCTAAAGTTAACATAAATGACTCACATCGTTCTATCTATAATGAATTAAATGCGTTACCTATTATGGCTGCTTCTCCAGCATATAGTATCAAAGGGTATGATGGCTCATCATATACCACAGCAGAGTTAGACCTTTTGTTAACTAAAGGAACACAGCCTATAGAAGGCAGTAACATTATAGATGCTAACTACTCACAGTTTTACAAAGATAATATCTCAAACTACCCATTTAAACTATCAGATAATTCTGAGATAACACCACCAAGACAATTCATTAATGGTCTTACTGTTGATAGTTTAGTATATGCAGGTGGTGATATGAGTGGTGGTTCTAGCCATACAAATGCTGGCAATTTAAAATTAACACCATCTATGTTAGCAGGTGACGGCCCTACTTCTGTACACACTAATGGTAGTGTTAAATTAATAAACATAGACCCCAAGGTAAAAAACTATGAATTAATGGCAATTGGGGATATATATCCTGAATCTAAATTAAGACATAATCATATTGGTTACAGTGCCAAATCATTCTCGTCATATGGTATGTTACTGGAAACGCCAGAAACAACGGGTAACACAGTAACCCATACTAATTATACAGGCGATACAAAAGAAGTATTATCTAAAGATAGTAACTTTCAAACTGCTAAAATAAATGCTTCTTCTATAACAAGTAATGCAATAAAAAGATGGGGTGTAATGAGATTAGTAGAAGCAACATATGATTGGCATTTTAATCCAGTAGACGCAGAAAATATGCCTAAAACATCTAAGATACCTACGTTACCTAATTTTCAATATTGGAGATTTAGTGAACCAATTCAACCAACCACAGGGAATGGTGCTGCAATTACATATGTAGATACAGATTATAATGAAGGAGAGTTATTCTTTAAGACAGACACTAATACACCATCTACCTCTAATAGACAAACAGTTACATTTGTTCCTAATGATATACTGTATAATGCTGCAAGTGGAAACATAATAGCAATATACAAAGGAACATCTAATGTATCTACATATGGCTCATCACCCATATCACCATCTGGTGACTGGTTGCTATTGGCAGAGTCTAGTGCTAATATGCCTCTATATGTATTGCGACAAGAATCTACAACTACTTTATCAAACACCTTGAGTCTAGGTGCACCTAATAACATTCCAATTCTAAACCATCGTTGGCCTGGATTAATGCCATTCAATCTTTATTCAGATACAGGAAATGGTATAGACTCATTAGCAGAAGACTCCATAAAAATGACTAACGTATATCTTGCTAGAGAACCAATAGATAAAGATTATTTTGATTATAATATACTTTCAGGAGCATTTGACCCTCAAAATGTATTAATGCCTTTAATATCAAGAGTAGATAGAAATAAAAACTCTACAAATAAGAAAAACTATGCTATATCTGCATGGCATGATACCGAACAATGGGAATATCAGAGGTCTAACTTCCATGACCAATCTAGTAGTACTAGTGGTTCTACTATTGCTGCTCCACCTTATTACCATATATCCAGAGTTATGTCTGCATTAGCACAAGAAACATTTGATTCTGCGTCTAGTGTGTCAGGGCAAACAAATAAACCAAGAAAGTATCTTATGGGTACAGGGCATGTATATGATAATTGCACTGCTCTCTTTAGAGATATACAAAACAGTTTTGATGCTATGGAATACAATTTAGACGATTCAAGTGCTCCTTTAGATTTGGCTTCTTTAACTGAGTATACAGCGTTTGACCCTTCAACTGCGGAAAATGACCAAGACCAACATGGCCCAAATGTAATGATTAAAAGAAAAGGTAAAAATGCAGCATTTGTTGGGACTAGAACGATACAAAGACCACTTGCCCATGAAGAAGGTAGAACAGCGGCAAGTAGAACAAGTCACCATCAGGCTAATGATGTAAATAGTGGTGAATTATTTAATGCTCAAATGTATTTAAAACCTAAGATTAATCTTCTTGGTGTTACTGGTAATACTCTTGCTTCTAAAGGAGCAACGTTATCAGGGTCAACGTTAACATTTCATATGAATGATAACTCTATACATAACTGGTTAGCATTTGTAAATAATTTAACAGGTTATTATTTAGTGTCTGATAAAACAAATGAAGGTAGTTTACCAATAAATGCTTCTAATACCCTTGCTAGTTCAATGTCCAGTACTTCTACCAGTATGACTTTATATGATGGTACTCTATTCCCTAATAAGGGAATTATTTCTGTTAATGGTACTTTTACTCATTCGAGAGGTACATTTGTTTCAGATGAGATTATATCATACTCAGGAAAGACTGGAAATATTTTAACTGGGCTTATTAGAGATTATACTTCTGTAACAGATACAACAGATTCATTAGCAACAGACTTAATCAGTACACCGCCTTCTCATATTCAAAGTGCAAAGGTTGTTTTACGTAGTACAGACAGTGAGGGAACACCTGTATACATAGGTAAAATATCATCTCACTCTGTGTCTGCTGTAAGTGCTAATAGTGTAACTAGAACACAACATTCTATTGTGTTAGATAAAGCATTAACTATTAGTGCTCATGGTGCTACTTTTAGATTAATGAGAGTAGCAGATACTACATTTAAAGATACACCTGAATATTTTGATATTAATAAAATGTATGATACAGGATTGCAGTATAACAAAGATACTTCTAATCTATTAACAGGTGGTGCAGGTATAGGTAATGAATATAGCGAGGGTGTATATTCAATGCACTTACTTGCTGATATAGATACTGCTAATAATTATGTAGAAAGAAGAGATGTATCTAGCGTAGAAACATTGTTTACTCATGGAAAAACATATGATTGTTATGTTACTGATGGTAAAAATAGTGAAAGAAAATCTTTGAACGTTGACTTAGGATTATCAGGCGATAGTAAAATTAGATTTAATTATGATGGTAGTTTAAATGGTATAGGTATGGTTTCTTTTGGTGAAGTATTTACTATTACATCACCGTCACAGATAACAAATACACCAACTAAATTACATTTAGGAGTAAGTGTGTCATTTGGTACAGATGCAACTACTGCGATAGAAGAAATATTAGAGGAAAATGATGTAGACATTGATTTAAAAGATAAAAATGTAACATATACTGGAAATATTGTAGAGTCAGTTAGCGGTTCAGAAATAACTTTAGTTGATAATGCTAAGGGACTGGTAAATAATGATTTTATTTATACACAGGATGCTAATTTCATAGGGCAGATAGCAAGTATAAGCAGTAAAATAATAACAATCAAAGATATGGATGGAGATGGAACATATGATTTATATCATACCCCTTCTACATATGATGAATTAACATTATATACAAAGAAACCATTCGTTTTAACTACTAATTTTAATGAAAGTACGGTATTTAAAAGCCTTAATTTCTTAGCCGCTAAAGCAGGTTTAGAGTACACCTTTAATAATAACAAAATTGATTTACAGGATATAGATAATTACAGTACAAAGCGTAAGTTTTCTTTAAAGTATAATACAGGGGCTAATTTAATCTCCGTAGAAAATAATGAGAGCCTTTTTGATACTGCAACAAAAGTAATAGTTATAGGGGACAACGTTAAGGCTAGTATAGAAGACCCCTATGCTGATAACACAATTACATTGAAGCATATAGATTCAAATATAAAGGATGTTAAAGAAGCAAAAGTTAAGGCCGAGCAGATATTAGAACTACATAACACACCGGCAAAGAAAATCACGTTAAAAATGCAAAGAAAAGGGTATGAAACCATGAGGCCAGGAGATTTAATTTCATTAGATTTCCCTAACCATAACATACCTGCTGATGATTATATTGTATTTGAGATAGAAGATGCAATGGCCAAAATAGCCAATATAACAGTAGGCACTTTTAGTAAAACAATAGCAGAAAGGTTAACAGAACTACACTCAAGTCAAGATGATGGATTCACAAATCTATTTACATCAAACAGTACCGTAGAATTAAGAACTCAATTTATTAGAGATGTAATTACAATTAGAGAACAATCGTTAACATATATAATAACTTCAAGCATCGGTAACAGTATGGGTTATGGTGTACCTATTGGGTATTCTTCTAACATTAGTTACGGCACACAATCATCAGGGACATCATCAGGGGTATAGTTATGATAGTAGACGCAGGGAAAAAAGCATTATTAGATTTAGCAATAGCCGCTAACCAATTTAAATATATTGATATTGGTGACGGGGGAGATAATACTTCTACATCTCAGACTACTTTAGATAGAAGCATATTAACATCAACTAGCGGTGTCGCCATTGGAGATTCTACATATAAGAAGGAGGTGTCACCAACAAGAGTAGGTAAGACATTAATTTACGACATAACCTTAACAGGTGCAGAATTAGCATCTAATGTAATATCGGAAATTGGCCTGTTTAACCATGCAGGTACTATGTTAAGTAGAGTTAATTTTAAGCCTATTGGCCCACTCGCCGCAAGTGAAACTATTAGTTTTACCTTTAGAATGGAGTTGGCATAATGCCTAATAACCCGAAATTTATCAGTACACTATCATCTGCCATTACCGGTAGTGCTAATACTAACGCTGATGATAGACTAAAGGATGGAACAGATACCTTAAACGCTAATTTAATTAACACGCTGAATATTGCTAGTGCTGGTTGCTTCGTAGTTTCTGGTGGAAACATAACGATTGGTACGGGGTCTACATATAGCACATATGCTTTGACCGAAATTAAATATTTTAGAGATGGTAAATACCGTACTCTTTCTGCTGTATCTGCTCAAGAACCAACATGGGCTAAGAACGCCTCAAATGATTGGTTTGGTTTAATTGTAATTGCTCTTAATAATACAATAGCGTTTAGAGGAAGCACTGCATTAGGCGCAACAATTGTAGATGGAGCATTACCACTTCTAGGAGATATCCCTGTTGCAGCAGTACAAATATCAAAAGCATTAGGTAACAATGTAACAGGTAGAAAGATACAATTTTTAGGAATGGATAAACTAAACTCTGAATTTTCTGCGGTTAATAATGGCACTGAAACTCTCAGAATTAATAAAGAAGGTACTATTACTAAAACAGTATCAGGTACAGAAACAACTCTAACTCTTCCTTCTACGACAGGTACTCTTGCTTTATCTGGGGCATCTGTAAACTATACACAATTAACAGGTACACAACCAAATATGTCTGCTGGATTAATAACTTCAGGTAATCTTGGTGATGCTTTTATTGCATCATCAGGTACTTGGAATGCTAAACAAAATGCATTAACTTTTGGTAAAGCAAATACTAATACATTAAAGTTAGAAGAATTAGTTGCTACTAATGATGTATTATTAGCAGGTACTAATCATGTAAAAGGATTAACATATGCACAATTAAAATCCGCTATGTCCTTTGTTAAAGAAGATGTAGGGCTACCTAATGCAGACGATAAATCATCTGCTACAATTAGAAGTGAAATAATAGCGAGCAACATACCTAATTTAGATTCTAGTAAAATCGCTACGGGGATATTACCTGCTAATAGAGGAGGTACAGGATTATCAGCATTAACTACGCTATTAAATACAAACACTACTAAAGCAAATGTAGGGCTTGGTAGTGTAGATAATAAGTCATCTTCCACATTACAGACAGATATTCTTTCTGCTGCTAGTGCATCGGATGTAGGATTAGGAAATGTAACTAATGTAAGCCAATCAGCAATACAGTCTGCTACGTTATCTGCGGCTAGTGCGTCAGATGTAGGGCTTGGAAATGTATTGAATAAAAAGCAAATAAGTACATTCAAACAAAATGAGCCACCTACTGCAACCGCAATAGGCGACCAATGGTATGATACTAATGATAACAATAAATTGTATGTTTCTGAATCAGTAGGAGCAGATGAAGTTGCGTCAGGAGAATGGGTTTTAGTTGGGTTCAATAAAACAACAGTTGGTCTAGCAAATGTAGATAATGATTCCACAGCAACAATTAGAGCAGGTACTACTGCTTCTAATGTAGGACTAGGCAGTGTAACTAACCTTTCTGCTGCTGATATTCGTTCAGGCACTACTGCTTCTAATGTAGGATTAAGTAATGTAACTAACTTAAGTGCAGCCGATATCAGAGCAGGTACAACAAAAGCAAATATTGGATTACCAGATGTAGAAAATAAAACATCTGCTGTTATTAGAGGAGAAATAGTAGAGGCTAACGTGCCTAATTTGAATGCTAGTAAAATCACTACTGGAACTATACCTGCTGTAAGAGGTGGAACAGGATTAACAGCACTAACCACCTTACTTAATTCAAATACTACTGCTAGTGATGTTGGTTTGGGTAGTGTAACTAATGAAAGTAAAGCAACTATGTTTACTAATCCTACTTTAACAGGAACAATAGTCCTTCCTGGAATTAGTGACTTGAAAAGTGCAGTTGATGCAAACACAGTAAAAACAGTTAGAACTGATGCACAAATTAATACTTTAGCACAGGCTAAAATAACTGCTTTGATTGGTGGTGCTCCAGATAGTATGGATACATTAGTTGAATTATCAGAAGCATTAAATGACGATGATGATTTTGCTGCTACTATTGTAACGCAAATGGCTACCAAGACTAAAACATTCAAGCAAGATGCAATACCTACTTCAACGGCTGTTGGAGATTTATGGATAGACACTAATGATAATAATAAAATATATCATGCTGCTAGTGTTGGTTCTGATGCTGTTACAGCAGGTGAATGGGTAGAAGTTACTATCAATAAAACCACCATAGGTTTAGGTAATGTAACAGATGTTAGTCAATCTGCTATTCAATCTGCTACTATTGCTGCAATTACTAAATCAGATGTAGACTTAGGTAATGTAGAAAATACTTCTGATTCTGCTAAACCCGTTTCTTCCGCTTCTGCTACTGCTATTGCATTAAAGGCTAATATTGCAAGCCCTACTTTTTCAGGTACAGTAGGTGGTATTACTAAAGCAATGGTAGGATTAACTAATGTTTCAGATATAACTACTGCCGCTATGAGAGCAGGTACAACAGCAGAAAATGTAGGTCTTGGTAATGTAACTAATGTTAGTCAAGCAACTATTCAATCGGATACTTTATCGGCTGCGAGTGCATCAGATGTTGGTTTAGGTAATGTAGCAAACACAAGACAGACTGAAACTTTTGTTGCTGATAATGCTCCTACTGCTACTGCTGTTGGAGATTTATGGATTGATTCAAATGATAATAATAAGATGTATAGAGCATCAGCAACAGGTAGTAGTAATTGGGTTGCAGTATCAATAGGTAAAGGAGCGTTAGGATTAGTAAAGGGTGATGTAGGATTAGGAAGTGTAACCAACGCAAGCCAAGCAACTATTCAATCAGACACTCTTAGTGCTGCTTCGGCTGGTGATGTAGGATTAGGAAGTGTAAACAATACTGCTGATAGTGCTAAACCTGTATCTACTGCTCAACAAACGGCATTAAATCTGAAGGCTACAATAGCCTCTCCTACTTTTACAGGAACTGTGGGAGGCATAACAAAGGGTATGGTAGGATTAGGAAGTGTAACTAATGTAAGTGCTGCTTCTATTCAGGCTGGAACTACTGCTGCTAATGTTGGTTTAGGTAATGTTGACAATGAAAGTAAGGCAACTATGTTTAATAATCCTACTCTTACAGGAACAATAGAAATACCAAACATCAGTAACTTAGAAACTGCGGTTTCTACGAATACAGGTAAAACAGGAATTACATCTGGACAAGCAACCGCAATAACATCGAATAGTGCTAAACCAAAAGTATTCTATGCTGACACCCCACCAACATCAGTTACAATAGGTGATGTATGGTTTAGAACTAGTACTGTTAATGGAGTTGTAGAAGAACAAATTAAACAGTATAGGGCTAATGCAGTAGGAATTAGTGGCATAGTTGCAACAGGTACTAGTGGTAATGGATGGAAGGTTGTCGTACCTGTTGCAAGCCGACTAAATGAACCTGTTGAAATTAATGGTGTATCATTCCACGGTGGTTCTAACATAACTGTTACAGCAGCAGCAGGTACATTAACAGGAAATGCATTACCAGGTGGAGTAACTTCTTCATCATTAACAACGGTTGGAACAATAACTACGGGAAATTGGCAAGGGACTGCCATCAGTAAAACTTACGTTCATAATTCTGGAACTTGGGCTAATTCTGAAATTTCACAAGCAAGTGTAACTCAACATGAAGGAGCAATATCGGTAGGTAACAGCCAATTATCTGGAGCAACTAATTTGGGTAAAGCATTACTAGGGGTAAGTAATTTAGGTAATAGCCAAACAAAGTTTTTGAAAATAGTAACTGATAATACTGGAGCACATACTATTACCACAAGAACAGATGCAGAAGCAAGGTCAGATATTGGAGCAGGAACAAGCAATCTTGCAGTAGGCTCAGGCTCAGGAGATGCGTTAGCAGGTAATACTTCAATACCTGTTGATTTAACGTCAGATGGTACAGGTGTAGTTCATGCAAACAATTATACTAACACTCAATACTCAGTAATGGGAGCAAGTAACAGTTATGCTTCTGGTTTAGTTGCGAGTGGTAATAGCACACATGCTAATAAGTATCTTAGACAAGATGGAACATGGGTTGTACCTCCATCTGAATCAGGCGGTATATCAAGTTTAGCCGCGGATACTACACCACAATTAGGTGGAGATTTAGATGCTAATGGCCATAAAATAAAGGCAATAGGTAATGCTGATTTAATATTTGAAAAGGCACAAGGAAGTTTCTTATTCAAAGATACTGATTCGGCTAACGCTAGTGTTACAATTGGGCCAAGTTCTATGAAGTTTGATTTTCAAACAGAAGGCGGTGCTAGTGGTGGAGAGGCTGTATTCCAATATGTAGACTCTGGAGGTACTGCTAGAAACTTTATGACTGCTAGTTCCAATACAGTAGCAATAGAAAATAGAGCAGCAAACGGAGAAGTTCATATTTATGGAAATACATCTACTGCGGGTAGTGGTGGTAGAACTCTAGTAGCATCTTTTAGAGATACAGACATAACTACACAAAAGAAAATTATTGTTAATGCTCAAGGAGAAGGAATATCATTTGCTGATTCAGATGAATCTCATTTTGTTTCAATAATACCTCATGCTACTATAACAGCAAGTTACGGTATCACACTCCCTGCTGCACAAGGCGGTGCTAATACTATATTGAAGAATGATGGTTCTGGTAACTTAAGTTGGGCTGCTGATAATGATACTACATATTCAGTAGGTAATAATGGGTTAACTAGCGTCAATTTCACATCTTCTATTGTTAATACTATTGCTACCAATACCGCTAAAACAGGAATAACAAGTGGTCAATCATCTGCTATAACGGCTAATACAGCAAAGACAGGTATATCTACTGCTCAATCAAACGCTATATCAGCAAACACATCAAAAACAGGTATAACAAGTGGTCAAACATCTGCCATTACTGCTAACACTTCTAAAACAGGTATAACTTCAGGACAGACTTCTGCCATTACTGCTAATACCGCAAAGACAGGTATATCTTCAAGCCAGTCTAGTGCTATAACTGCTAATACTTCTAAAACAGGCATAACAACTACTCAAGCAGGTCATATAACTGCTAACAATGCAAAGGCAGGAATAACCTCTACTCAAGCAGGTCATATAACTGCTAATAATGATAAAATAAGTTTTACTGCCGCATCAGCAGTTAATACTAACACGGCTAAAACAGGAATAACATCAACACAAGCGACTGCTATTTCTAATAATACAGCCAAAACGGGTATAACATCCACTCAAGCCACTGCTATAAGTAACAATACTGCAAAGACAGGAATAAGTTCAGGACAGACTTCTGCTATATCTGCCAATACAGCAAAGGTAGGTATTACAACTACGCAGCGCGACCATATTACTGCTAACAATGCTAAGGTAACTAACACTGATGTTAACGTTTCTGAGTCTGTTTTAAAGACTAGACTTGCTAGCGGTTTTGGTACTGCATTACAGATAGGTGATGATGGAACAACCACTACTTTCCCTGGAAATGTAATAGTAACAGGCACTACAACTACTGCCAATGTACTAACTACTTCTGTATCTAATGGAGTAGTGTTTGAAGGAGTTAATAGTGACAACATTGATATGATTTTAAAATCTGCTGTTGCTACCAGTAATAAAACAGTAACTATACCAAACGCTACGTTTACAATACCAACACAAGATACGACATATTCAGCAGGTAGTGGATTAACATTATCCGGTACAACATTTACACCGAATCTTTCAGCATCACATATCCCTGTTTTAGCAGCATCAAAGATAACAAGTGGAACTTTAGTAGATGCTAGAATACCAAACCTTGCTACTTCAAAGATTACCAGTGGTACTTTTTTAGATGCTAGAATACCTAGTTTAGGAGCATCCAAAGTAACCAGTGGGTCATTCCATGTAGATAGAATACCAAGTTTAGCAGCATCTAAAATTACAAGTGGTGCTTTGGCAGATGCAAGAATACCAAGTTTAGCAACGTCTAAAATTACAAGTGGTACTTTTGCTGCTGCAAGGATTGCAGATAACTCAATATTAGAACCAAAATTAAAGGCTACTAACACACCAGGCTCAAGTCAAGATAATTATCTTTTAAGTTATGACCACGCTACAACAGGATTTACTTGGATAGCGGCGGGTGCTGGCGGAGAGAACAATCAGAATGCTTTCAGCAATGTAGCAGTAAGTGGGCAAACAACTGCTGCGGCTGATTCAGCAACTGATACTCTAACATTAGTAGCGGCTGGTGGTATGACTATTACTACAAGTGGAGATGCAGTAACTTTGAGTTCTGCTAACACGGACACTAACACCCAAAGAGCAGCAGGGACTAATATGACATTAAGTGGAAACACATTAAATGTCGATGATGCTTTCTTAAAGAATAATGCCAATGATGCAACTTCGGGTGTAATTACTGCTGCCGGTTTTACCACAACAGGTAATTGGACTTTTGATGAATCGGATTCAGGAACAGTTGCGATTGCGACTATTCAAGATTCAGGGAGTGGGTTTAACGATGTTAATACTGAACTGATGACATCTGCTGCAATACAAGATAAGATATTATCTTACAGTTATGTTACGGCTAATCAGAGTACAACTGGAAATGCGGCCACCGCTACTAAGATTACTTCTATTACAAATAGTAACATTGTGCAATTAATAGCATCACAAACTCTAACCAATAAAACAATTAATGCAAGTAATAATACTCTAAGCAACATTGCTAATAGTGCATTAACTAATAGTAGTGTAACAATTAACGGTGTAGCAATATCTTTAGGTGGTTCAGTTACAACACCCAATACTGTTTACACTCATCCAACAACAGCAGGTAACAAACATATTCCTACTGGTGGTGCTTCTGGCCAATTCTTGAAATATACTTCAAGTGGAACTGCTGTATGGGCTACTCCTAGTTACACTACTAACACTAACACTAATCAATTAACCACCTTTGACATACATGATGGAGATGGTACACAAGTTACTATGGCTCATAATAGAGAGTTAAAGTTTGTTGAAGGTGCTGGTCTTGACATAAACTTTACAGATGTATCTCCTGGTTCTAATGAAGACCCATTCGATTTAACTTTCAAGATTTCTGATAATGGTATAGGTGCAGACCAACTGAATGTTTCTGGCAATGGAACATCAGGATATGTTTTAACTTCGGATGCAGATGGTTCATTTAGTTGGAGTGCAAAGACAACAAACACTAACACAACATATAGTGCAGGTTCAGGCGTTACACTTTCAGGTACAGCATTTAGCCACACAGCACATACCGGAGAAGTTACAGGAGCAACAGCATTAACAATAGCAAGTAGCGTAGTTGATGAAGCAAATCTAAAGATTTCAAACACTGGTAGTAATGGTCAATTCTTATCGAAACAATCTGGTAATACAGGTGGATTAACTTGGGCTACACCGACTAATACAACTTATTCTGTTGGTGCTGGTGGATTGACTCAACAAAACTTTACTACTACACTAAAAACTAAATTGGATGCTATTGCTGCCTCGGCTACCGCTACTGTTGATTTAACGGTTGATGGTGCAGGAACGGTTCATGCTAATAATTACACTAATACCACATATTCGGTTGGTGCAGGTGGCTTAACACAACAGAACTTTACTACTACACTAAAAACTAAATTGGATGCTATTGCTGCTAGTGCAAACAATTACGCCCTCACCGATGATTTAGCATCAGGAGAAATTACTCAATTAAAAAACATAGGTTCTTCAACAATCTCAGCAACACAATGGGGTTATCTTGGTGCTGCGTCAGGAGCAATTACTAATACTGATACTAATACAACCTATTCAGGCGGTACTAATCTAACTTTGAGTGGTACTACTTTCAATGTAGATGATGCTTTCTTAAAGAATAATGCCAGCGATACAACTTCAGGAACATTAACTGCGGCTAATTATGTAACAGCAGGGTCAGTGACAATCGGTACAAGTATTATTCATCAAAATGACACTAACAACAACATGACTTTTGGAACAGATACTCAAACTTTCAAAACAAATAATACAACTAGATTAGACTTGACCGATAGCGGTCTCAGAATAGGAGGCAGTGGAGTAAGAGTCACTACAATTGAAAACAATGATTCTCTAGGTACATCAGATACTAAATTATGCACTCAAGGAAATGTAAAAGCATATGTTGATGCAAATGCCGGTGGTGGTGGTGGTAGTAGTGATTTCTATATGGTTGCTGAATGGAACGACCAATACTTTACTGATGCACTTAGAAATGGTAAAAGATTCTCTTTCGGTGCAGGTATGAATAACAATACTAACACGGATTCAGGAACAATAGGAACAGAAGTAATCCTACCTAAAGCATGTGTTCTTAAAGAAATGCACTTTTGGATAGGAAATGTAGGAGCAGAGGTTGGCTCAAATAACTTCAAAATAAGAATTGATAAAAACGGTTCAGAAATTGCCACAGATTATACATTTAATATGAGTGGTAGTGGTGGAGCACATGTTCAAAAGAGTTTTACTCCTGATGTTTCTTTTGCAGATGCAGATACATTCAATTTAACATTACATGATGCGGCTGGTTCAACTTATAGTTCTCTAAACCAAATAGGTAGAGTAAGAGTTACATTTAGATTTGAACTAAGTTGAGGTGATTAAATGACAGAATATAATGAAGACGGATATAAATATGGCCCTGCACCAACAGATGCAGAACTATGGGATATGGTAAGAGCAGGTAGAAATTGGGTTATGGAAACCTTTGTAGATTGGTATCAAAGTAAACCTTTAGTATTTAATGCCTTAACTACTGCTAGACAAACACAGTTAACAGTATATAGACAAGCACTACTAGACTTCCCTGAAGATTTAGAAACTTATTTAGACGGAGATAAACCATTTGGTTATGGTAAATATTATCCGGCACAACCTACTTTCTTTAGTAGTCACCCGCTAGGTAGAATACATACTCCACAGACACAAACAAGTATTGTAGAGTGATTTAATGAATTGGTATAATATCATTAAAGGTGAGAAAGATGGCGGTACTTGTTACCGTGATGCTTATGACTGGATGACAACAAAAGGACACGAAATGGGTGATAGTGCTAAATTAGCACACGCTACTGTAACTGGTGTAGGTAATAATGTAAAGGGTATAGAATACGGCCATGCTTTTATTCTAATAAACGATTCTTTTGTTATAGACGTAGCAACAGGAAAAGAATTACTGATTCCTAAAGATATATACTATAAGACAGGCAACGTAAAGGACGTTAAACTGTATACTTTTATGGAAATGTTAAAGGTATCATTAGAACAGAAAACATCTGGGCCTTGGGAAGGGAAATGGTGGTTATGATAGACATTGAGAATAGCCGATAGTTCACATTTCAATATGTTCTTCATACCATTGATAACATGGTATCAACCATAGTATTGAACATAGTGCAAGAGGTAATGCAACACCCTGATAATAGTATATTGGGTCATCTGTAAAAAGGTATA